GTACAACTCAGTATTAGCATGGCACCATGGGGTGCCCGCTAGAATTGATTTGGTAGAAGATTATATAAATTTAGTTAATGCTGATGTTAAGTTGTTACATCCTCTAACAGAGTTTGTGTTATTTAAAGGGTTTTTAGTGCCTGATTGGAGAATAAATACATCTGAAGCATTATATCAAACAATGTGTGATGGTGAAGATTATCCCGTGGAAACCAATAAAATGACTTTAATGATGATTGCCCGTAAATGGGTGGAAGCCAAGCGTTATGAAGAATATATAGCAAATAATAGTCGAATAGCAAGTGTAACTATGCTTGATCAAAGCGGAGAACAAAATCAGGAAGGGTTGAATTTACCAGAATATGATGATTGGTACGCACAACATCATGATGTGCAAGATGATGAAGCAGAGTGGAGACATATTTTCCACTATCTAGATTCATTACGTACCTATAAATCCCTTGAAGGTTTAACCGTTTTTAAGTGTAAAGATGTTGACTATGATAAAAATATATTAGCATATAATACCGAAGATGTTAGGGAATATGTTAAAGACGAGGCGAACAGTTATTCAACTATGGATGGTATAAGTGCCATACGTAGTTTTATTTATGAAAATAGATCAATATTAATTGGAATAATTATGATAATAACTGTCGTTTATCTTTTCTTTTATTATTTCTATCGGTATTTTGCTGTTAAAGAAGAAAAGGAGGAATTAGAAAAGAAACAAAAAGAGGCAGTTGTTATACAACCGGCCGTAGTTGTAATGGAGCCCGGAAAAAAAGAAGATCTGGAAGGAACGAAGAAAACATGGAGAAATAAAGGTTATAACCTGAAAAAACATAAAGATCAACGTATCCAGGATCAGTGGGAGAAGTTACTAGATCAAAGAGATAATCTACGTAATGAGAAAAGTGAGTGGAAATTTTCAAGAATGTTGGAATTGCAGGATGCCGATGGTTATGCATCCAATAGATATGTAGAGCAAGCCGATCAGGCGATTGCTGAACTATCTGATCAACTTAAAGGAGTTGATGCTGATGTTGAGAAACTATATAACAATGAATTTAGAGGATTGCGTAAGGATAAGAAACATTCTACTAATCGAGCACCTCAAAAATCACGTACATCAGCAATGCCAGCTTCAGAGAAACCACACAGAGTTCAACGAGCCAATAATGCCAAACCGAAGAAGGAGGCCAAGCGAAAGAATTACACTACTAAGGAAATCGCTGAGATGGATGTTGGTACTAGACGTAAGATTCGACAGGAAAGAACTAAAGAAATTTCGGAACATAAAGGGTTATGCACAGTTGATTTGTGCCCCAATTTTATATCACCGTTGCAAAAAGTGTGTTTTCAACACCAGCAAATTAAGAGTGAGTCTGTTAAGAATTTAGTTACTGTTCCAATATATACATGTGAACACATACCATGTGGTACTGAAGTATCTAAGGATACTAAGTATTGTAACAATCATAAAGAAGCAAATAATGTGTGTGTAACATGTGGCCGCCAAGAATGTGTGTGTGGTCGTAAAGAATGTGTAAAATGTGGTGCAATAATTGTGTTGGATGAAAATGGTAAAGAATCATTAACACTCACACATACCTGTAAAGGTAAATTTGGCCAAGATGTTTATATTTGTGAACGTAAAGGTTGTCAACAACGCGTTAACAGTAAAGATGATATATTTTGCTATAGGCATCAAAAACAGATAATTGATTTTACTAAGCCAGAACGAATCCCATGTGGATTTAAAGGCTGTAGTAGAACAACCTTGCCACATTTTAAATTTTGTTTTAATCATAAAGACTCTAAACCAGAAACAATTAAGAGTGTTAAAGAATGTTGTCATGTACAATCATGTTATATGCATAAACAGACTAATGCATCCTCTGTATGTAATACAAAATGTGGAGGACATTTTTGTACTCATTGGGTGGGTTGTAAACCACCAGTTATAATAACAGAAGCGCCAGTTGTGGTGAGTGAGTTAAAACAAAAGAAACAATATAGAGAAGTAGTTACGGGTGAAAAAGAGGCACCAGTTAAAAATCAAACTAATCCAAATGCACGTGAGCGACAGCAAAGAATTGATGGAAACTTACCAGTCTTACCATTATATTATTATGATGATACGGTTGGGAAATACTTTTGGAGAGGTGTTGTTTATAAAGCTAAAGATTTAGATGGTATTGTGAAGTTTTTTACAGATTGGCATTGTGTTAGCGACAATGACGGGGTTGCACTATTATTTGATAAGGTAACCAATACACATAAGGAAATACAATTCACTTTTTTAAAAGGAGATGATTGTGTTTCATCTGTATGCCCTGTGCCTATGCCAAGTGGTAAATTAGCATTATGTTCTAAGGAGATGAAGCGTGAGGATTTCCCTCGGGAAGTTCAAATGATGACTGTTGATAATCAGGATCAGCGTAAAAATGCCGTGGTTAATTGTTCAGGATCGATGAATGACCATGATGAATTCGTGCATTTTTCTGATACGTTTAACAATCAGTGTGGATCTCCATATGTTAGTAACAATATTGTTTATTATCAACACCATAGAACGGATTCAAAATCCAACTATGGTTTTTATAAACATAGTATTTTAAATTTTTAGATTTCCCCTTCATTCGGGAAGGGGGAACTGCTATAATAGATTTTGATAAACCCACTTTAAGGAAATACCAAGAGTTAATTCCAGTAGGGCGTCTTCAAGAGTATTATAAGCGTAATACAAAATATCCACTAGTAAACACAATGCATAAAACTCCATCCCTTTTATGTGATTACTTGCCTGAAGAATGGCATAAGTGGAAAGAAGAAACAGAGCATGAATATTTTTATAACAAACCAACTGAGCATGCCCTGGAAAAATCTGAAATGCGACTCGATGAGTTGCGACCTATACCAATTATGGATGTTACCAAAGCATATGCTATATCAATTGTTGATAAAGTTTTGGAAATACCATTAACAGCCCCCATGCTTAGCAATATTCAAGTAATAGAACATATGGAAAAAGCTAAAACAATGGATAAGGGTATTGGAATCCCTCTGATGTATTTATCTTTTTTAAAGTGTAAAACTCGTAGGGAGTTAATGAACCATGATTGGTGGAAAATGAATTTTGAAAACTTGGATGAGATGATGAAATTATTGATGATAGTTAAATCAACACCAAAAGAAGAGTGGGCTACAGCTGAAGATTTTCTTGAAGAGAAAGCTCGTACTTTTTTTATACCTGGTTTTCATATTTTATATTGGCAATTGCGATTGTTTGCCGTAGGCACTGAAAATATGATGAATTGGATATGGTCACGTTATGGTTTTAACCCATTTCGTGGGGGTGTTAATAAAATTGCTAGATCTATTTTAGTTAAAGATAAAGATGGCAAATCACTCTATCCAATTAGATGGTTCTGGGACATAAAGGGATATGATCGTAAAGTTGATCTATCATATGTTGCAGACCGACGTTATCGATATTTTTGTAAAGCTAATAAGAGACAATGGTGGGCTTGGGCCAAATGGATAACAGATGGACTCAAGGCATCATTAATATTAATGACGAATGGTGATATTGTATGGCGTAAGCGTGGTAATAACTCGGGATCTGGAATGACTACAGTAAATAATATTGAAGCCGGATTTGAAATAGTTGCCGATTTACTTGTCACCGTTTATTATAGAAAATACAATGCATTTCCAACACAAGAAGAGGTATTTGATGCCTTTATTATGTTGTATGGTGATGATAATCTAGGAGCTGTTAGTATTGAATTTGATGGATTACTAGATAGGGCATTTGTAGAAGATAGATTATTGAGATATCATGGATTAATGTGTAAGGCTTATTATTGTGCATATGATTCCCCACTTAAAGAACTTAGTTTTCTGGGGTTTTCCTTTATTAAGCATGATTTGTTTTGGTATCCTTTATGGAAAAGAAAAAGACTGTTATTATGTTTAACATATTCAGAGGTAGAACGGACTACTTGGCAGTTTTGCCAACAGTTCTATTCTGTTTTAATATTATGTTTTGGACATCGTGAGTTGTGGGAACAACTCCGTAAATTATATATGAAATTTTTGTTGGAAGTTGCCAAAACCGATGGATCATTCGAGTTCAAGGCAATGGTACGACTGGGGGTTCCTGATCTCAGATCGATGGTATCATTTTACCAGGGGTTAGAAACTATGGAAGGAGGTGGCCCACAAATATATAATTTGTTTCAAATGACTGCTATTACAAATAATAATGACGGAGAAATTGTTAAAGAGAGTAAATGTGAGCTTAAATGCAGTACAGAAGACATTCGAGATGCAAGACGAAATATGGGAACGACACCTGATGAGGGTGTATTTCTGCATAGTTGTGGCTGTATTGCTTATAATTATTCTAGTAAGTTGGGTACGAGTAAGTGTTATCTTAAGAAGACCCCAAGTGGCAAGTATGCCGTAAGAGAAGTAGGACCAAATGGGTATGAATTGTTCAAACTATTGAAAGTGTTTGACAATATACCACAGTGTACATGGTGTCGTAATCATCAGAGATTTCAAGGCAGTTTTAATCCCTATGGGAACGAGCAATTTGATTATTTTCGACAATTGGTTATTTTATATCCCGAGGTTGATATTATTAATGCCCCAACAGATTATGTTGTTAGTACTAGGGTTGTTGGCGATAATGCTATAACTATTAGTAACAATGGCGCGTTCCCAGATTTGGTATGGGATCAAACTATGTCTGATGTGGCGTTCCATGTAATATCAACATGGCCATATGCGGCTGCTGTTGGGGATAGAGTTGACAGATATGTGGAGCATTTTTCTGATAATATTGTAAAATTAACTGCAACTCAAAAGGATGTAATGAGAAAATCAATGAATAAAAGACTGCAGAAAATTAAATTCCAGACTATCAACCCAAAGATTAATGAATTTGGGGATGCTTTGAGAAGATCAAGTTTAGCAATGAATTTAATGGCAGATCTGGATTTATCTGAGTATGACCCTACTAACACTAAGAATGAAAAATTTTTTAATGAGGGTGGTTTTAATCCATATGGTAATGGACAGAGAGGTAAGAAACGTTTAATTGAAAGTAAACCATATGGTAGAATGTCAAAACGTGAACAACAAGAAACAGATAAACAAGCGGCACGTGGAAGGAAAAAACGTGCCCAGGTTCGAGTTCAGGAAACACGTTTAAGAACGAGAAGGATAGCTCAGAGCAATGTAGCTTATAATAAAGCTGTTGCGAGAGTTAATCGGCCAAAAGTGGCAAGAGGACCATATGTGGGAGGACAGGGACAGAATTTACCAGTTCCATTACCACCTATGGGACAGATGAGAGAACATTTAGCTCCATGTACAGCACGTTGGGCGTTATTTTTAACTAACCCTTTTATGTACCTTGGGGAGCGTCCAAAATATGATAAACAATGGATAGCGATGTATGGTGATAATTTACATGCAGTATTACCATGTATTCCAACTTTTCCTGCTACACCAAGTAATAAGTTTGTAGCGATGCAACGACTGGAAATTAATGCGGGAACGGCTGGAAATGGTTTTATATTGGTAGCACCATTTAGACCTTGTAGCAATTATGCAACTAATGTTAATGGGGCCGCCCCTATAATGGTATCATTAAGTACATGGGCTGGAACTGCATTTCCAACATGCGATACTGGGGCTGCTCCTGGTGCAACAACTGCAATGGTTAATTGGATAACCCCATATTTAGTAGCAGATATTACAGCTGATAAGAAATTTAGAAATACATTTTGTGGTATCAGAATAATATATACCGGGGCACTATCATTGGTGGCTGGCCAATATCACCATTTTCATCATCCAGCACATGTGACATTATCTGGAATAGACTTACAGAATTTTGCTACCCAGCAGGGGTATTATTCCGAGGTAATAGATAAGAAGAATTGGACTAAACAGATATGGACATATGTAGTACCTGAAGAATATTTGTATAGTTTTGATGGTTATGGGGGACCAGCAACACCTACCCAATACCTGGCGGATGAAATAAAGTTAGCACATCATATAGGTATTAATATAAGAGGTGCTCCAATAGGAGCATCTTTTCAAGTTGAGGTGATTGCAGGTTTTGAAGCAACTGGAATTACAGTTGCAGCAGTGAAAACCCCGAACCAATCGGATACTGTAGGATTGGATGTTGTGTCTTCAAATATGACACCCGATTTAGCGAAAGCAGCCAATGAGAATGGCAATATACTCCGTCAAATGATGCAAAAAATGGATTTAACACATGTTATTGAAGGAAGTATGAATATGGCTAATAAGTACATAATGCCTAGAATAGTAAATGCTGGTATGAATGCTGTTGGAGCTGGCTTTAATGCAGCTGCTGGAATGTTGGCTGGACCTGCCAATAATATTCCACCATCAGACATGCCAGATAGGCGTAAAGTGCATCATGATGAACCTTATAGTCAGAAACAGCTTGATCAACAAGCAAAGAAGGCACAAGAAATTTGGGATTCAAACCCGCTAAACATCGAAAGAGCACGTTTGGCTAGTTTAGGTCTAAATCCCGATGGTACCGTGAAAGGACAGTTACCACCTGGCTATGAAGTAGCAGGAAATCCATATCATGAAGGCGGGTCACGTACCGATAGTTCCTATTTAGAAGCAATGGCAGCTTATGCCCAGGCTGGTCCTATGGGACATCAGGAACTTAGAGGTGTACGTAACCTGAACAGCCAACCATACCCGGCTAAAACGATTGAGATATCGAACCCAACAGACAGTAGAGATGAGCGAATATTAAAATTTTTAAAATCACTTGAAGTACTGAAAGGTGGAGTTAGAGGAGACGCTGCGTTGGAAATCGCAGAACTCCTCGAACAGATGTATCTTGATGAAGATAAGGATGGCGCACTCAAG